AAACCTGTACTCTGTTTGGTCTTGCGCGAAACATATTAACGCCAGTATCTGCTCTCTGCATAGTGATATGAGACAATCCCTTAAGGATTAAATCGCCTGTACCCTGATCGTCTATATAGCTATTACTACCATCATGGTATATTTGTAGGTCACTACTAGCACCGATATTGATTTTATTGTTATCACCTAAATTTACATCACCTGTAAAAGTTGCACCTGTCAGGTCTGCTTTACCTGAAATATCTTGATGCGTTGTTAAGTAAGTTCCAAAGTCACTAATCTGTGATTCAGTAATACTCAATGCCGTCTGGTGTTGTGTAACACTGTTTTCTGTGATGTTTGCATCAGGTACGTCTGCCCATGTTACAGAAGTTGATAGATCGTTTGCTTCTGTAAATGACGTTAGGTAGCCAGCATCTGCGTGATTACCCCACCCATGCGCTGTATTCCAATCTCCAGAGTTGTCTGTGACTATAGAATACGAGCCTGAAGTAGCATCTCGCTTCATCAAGCCTTCTGAGGCAAAATCTCCATCTACTAATACGTTAGTGTGGCTAGTCTCAGCCGCTGAAACTGCTGTAGTGAAGCTAGTTGTTACTGCCTGATTGTTGCTGTCGCCTAAAAAGAAATTTCCACTATCAAGGTTAGGAGTGGCGTTAGTACGCCCTGCGCCCATAATTTTTATTGAGCCAGCAGAGCCATGAGATCGTGTAACTTTACCTATTTTTTGTATGAGTGAGCCTTCTCCTGTTGGTGCTGTAGATACAAGCGCGCCAGCTGTCGTGTCTACAAATAACTCATCACCTTCCGTGTAGCTACTAGTGTCTAAGCCGGAAAGTGTGCCAAAAGTGTAAATTTCTACAGCAGCATTATTGCTAACAGCATTTGCAGCCAAACCAAAGGCGGGCATCTTGGTAGCGTCATTCGCATCTGCTTTATTTACTACAGTTGTGTTGCCATCTATGCCTGAAATATATACTACATCACCTATTGCAAGCGCTTCGCCTGCTTTAGCTTTAAAAACTACCGCGCCACGCAAATCACCAATAAACTCTGTAGCCTCTACATTGCCTACGACTTCTAGCTTTTCAGATGGATTTGTTGTTCCTATGCCGACCTCATTTTCTACACTGTCTACGTACAAGGTATTAGTGTCTACAGTTAGACCGCCCATTGTCAGCCTAAAGGATGTTGTGTCGTCAGCATCATCTCTTAGATAATTAGTGATAGAGCCGCCACCACCGCCAGCGCCAACCTCGACCCACGCATCATTAGAAGAAACTAATATTCTACTGTTAGCAGCATCCCATAACAAAATGCCATCTTCTGTGGCAGACTGCCCTGCGAGATAATGAGCTAGTTTGCTGCGGTTTCTAACCAGCCAGTCATTTAAACGCTCACCCCATGTATTAATGTTGCCATTAACTGGTGGCGGTCTGTTGATGTAACTCATCTACCACCGCCCAGTTTAGTTTCTAGCTTAATTGTCCCTGCTATCCAGTCTTTGTTAGCTGATGAGGGCTTAGCTCTAAACAAGGGTAGTGTTTCTGGAACGCGCGCTGCTATATAATCCTTAACCTCAGTGTCAGCCCATTCATTATAAAACCCACCGGCAGAGTCTATATAGTATCCGTGCTGGATAAAGGCGAAACTATCAGCTGATGATAAGTAACCGTCATTGTTAGCATCATAAACGAGCCGACCATTTATTCTTGCCGTACCTATATCTGCAACTGTTGGCAACCCTGCTGATGCTGCGAGTGCTTCTGCTCCAACCTTAACAAAATCTATTTCACCAACATAAGGAATAATTCGCAACCTAAGCTGCCGTGCTTGCAGCCGCACATTAGTTTCATTGTTGCCAAAATATGGCCCATGTGTCGTTTCGCTGTCGTTAGGATGGTTGCGCGTAAGCAAAGAAAACTGGAATGTTCTTTCTGGGTCAGCTTGCTCTGGTATTATTTTCGTTACGTTGATTACGTTGTCACCGCTGCCTGCCTCAATTGGCCCTGTTTCCGCATATGCTGCAACTAAATTGCCATCCACTGTATAATCATGCTTATATCCTGTTTCATGCTGATACATGACACCATTACTGTTAAACCAAAATGGAGAAGAAAACACGCCAGCATCAAATCCAACAGTTCTGTCTAACTGACCAATGTTCCAGTGATTTTCTTTGTAATCGTATACAACGTATCTGTTATTTTCTGTAGATGAGCCATCTGGATAAAACCACCAAACCTCATCAAATAAACTATTTTGCACCGCTGTAATTTTGTGCTTTTGCTCTAAGTTTATATCTTTAAAAACGTGATCAAACACATCGCACGGCATTTCTTGCACAACTTGACCGTTAAAGCTATAAAATCCGTTGATTCCCATCCACATAGCGCCACTATCTAAGGAAACAGCGCAACCTTGAGAGGCAGCGCCACAATTAAATCCAACTTTTTCAAAGCCAAATACTGCTGGCGCGCCACTGTATGTAGCAGTATGCGCGTCTACGTCTGTAACAATTAATGTTTTACCACGTACCTGCAAGCCTAAAATAATCTTACCCACAGTATCTAAAATAAAGTCACCAGCTTCGTTGGTTGCTAGCGGACTCCATACTGAATAATCTTCTCGGTCGCACCATTTTACCTTGCGTGGGTTGCCATCAGCACCAAGAGCTAACAAAAACCTTTCTTCTGTCACTACAAGAGAGGTGTTCAGCGTAGGTAGCTCGCTGTCACCTGTTATTACAGTAGCGTCACCTGTCCTATCCCACTCATACAAACTACCCTCATGCGAGTTAACCGCTAGCAGGTCTTCTCCCCATGTATCTAGTGTCCAGAGATCACCGCTATCAACAACGCCTGTGCTTGGTCTTTCTCTCCCATACAGCCCTTTGCCGTAGAAGTATTGACCGTAGCCTAAGTTTTCTACTGCTGTGTCAGTTGTTCCTGATAGTGAAGATGGCAGTATAAAGGTGACAGTTCCAGCCTCATTAACGCTGTATAATTTGTTGTGCGTACCAACAGCCACCCATGCAGTGCCAGCGTTAGTGCGCCAAGCTGCTGCACTTCTAGGCTTTCCGTTTATCTGCACATTAGACTGTAAGCTACCGTCAGTGACAGTCCTTTTTTCTTTTGGCACCCAGCCGCCAATAGATCGTAACGAGCCATTCTCCCACCTAACAAAATTAACATCACGCCAGCGACCAGCTGACTCACTGTCTGCACCGTGACTTACAACACCTGCTGGAATATCTAGCTTAATAAATGGCATTACTTCTTCCTTAGACTCATTAACTTGTCAGCGCCCTTGATACCAAAGCTGCTGCTGACTGCAATAAACAATAAATACTGATACCACTCTGGCAATCTAGATAAAGTTGCAAAACCTTCTTCTACTCTTGCAATAATTGTTGGGTCATCTACTGCAATCGCATAGCCTATAAAAATGATAGGTGCGCTTAGGGCAATCGTGAAATACTCGTCTTTCCATGAATCTTTAGAAGCCTCAGCCATCTTAGCTTCCCAGTCAGCATCATTTTCGATCATGGTCATTTTGGCTTTATGCTTAGCCTGTTTTTCCTCTGCCTTATTCTTTAAATAGTCGCCAGCAAGGTTAGCTATTGGTGATATTAATGTTTGCCACATAATCTATTACCTCAGCGGGTCACTAGTAGCCATAGCCAAACAACACTAAACATTTACTTTTCCGAGTTAGTTACTTTACGGATGCCTTGAGCAGCCGTCTCGGTAGTGTACGTAACCGCACCGGAAACATCTTCGCCAACAGCTGACGTTAGCCCAGCAACGCCATTGCCTGCTGCTGTTAATGTTGAATTAACTACGTTTTGCGCGCCATCAACTGCTGCGTTGAACGATGCACAACCAAACAAACTAAACGATAATAAAACTAATAAATATTTCATATTACACCTAATCCTTTTTAATGAGTTTTTGTACTGTGTCTGATTCATAGATACGAATGCCCAGCCATGCAATTGTAAAAATTGAAGCAATTGGCGGAAGCCATGATGCTAACGACATAATACCTGCTGATGCTGCTAGCACATCTACTGCTTCTTTCGTTTCTTCTGTAATCATTGTAGTTTACCTTTAAATTGTGCCGAGTTTCGTATTAATTTCAGCTGTTGTATAATCAAGTTTGTTATCTACCAGTCCTGTTGCATCAGTGAACGATGTATCTGTGATAGTGATAGTTGTAGGGTCGAACGTAAGATCAGGGTCTAGGTACGCTATGTTGCCTGAATACCCTTGCAGCCCTCCCCAATCCATGAAGTACGCAGAGTCTCCACGGCTGCTGCTAGAAACAGGTTGAAGGCCTGAATCATGCAGCGTGTCTTGACCAACAGCATGGTCTCTAAAGTATTTTCTAAGCTGCGCTGGTGTTGTTGTCGGATATTTTTCCAACACTAAGCATGCCATGCCACCAATTTGCGGGGAAGCAAATGACGTACCAGTTGCGTTGTAGTATCCATTATTACGCAACTCCATATATATATTATCTCCAGCTGCCACGCAATCAACACGCGTCCCTCTATTACTAAACCCAGCAAGTGTTTCTTGACCGTTATAGTCATCATTCCTCCAGCGTGATGCCAGTGCGCCTACAGCAATAGTGTCGCCAGCTACAACAAAACTAGCTCGGTTATAAGTATAAAGCCAATCTGCTTGATACGTACGGGAATAATCTAAATTCTCATTGGTTTTGAGCCATTTAGTGTATGAATTATTATAATCTGGATGACCTTCTACATGCACTGCGTGCCCAGCGTTACCAACAGCTGAAATATGATGCACGCCCGCTGCAATCATCTCTTCTATTGGCTCAATAAAAACACGCCGCAAAGAACTGCTAGGGTAATTATTATTTACTCTGTCAATGATATTAGAAGCTGTTGGTTGCCCATCTTGGCGGTCATATGAGTACCCAGAGTGTAGTGCCATATCAGGAGTACAGCCGAAAGCCGTTCCTTGAGAAGTGCCAACAGATCCTGAATGTGTACCAAGTGTTACTAGTGGCGCCCCATCTGCTCCTAGTTCTTGGTGAAGCTGGTTTCTAAAAAGAACGTTATTAGCTCTATGAAATTCGTGGGTTTTTAAATAAGCTATTGCATCAACTACTACCGTTGGCCTGTTGTTTCCCTTGTTTTCATGAAACAGGCGCATACAGTCCCAGCCGTAATCTACTAAATCTATTTGGTTTCTGGGCATAACATATATGTCAGCGCCTGTCGCCCAGCCATAGGTATTCCCGCAAGTAATGTAGGCTACAGCTTCTGCATGAGAGTCTACTTCGTTATCAGACGGCAGAGTCAGTCGTGACGCAGTATAATCTACTGTAGGTACATCCTCCATCCCGGGCAGCGTATTCCACTGAAAATTTTGCAGTCTAGTTGCGCCATTTGGGCGGTCAAACTCTGGGTCGAAACGATCTAAAATTGATGCCAGATTTAATATAAGGTCAACCCCAGTGCCGTCATATTCATACGTATACGTACCAGAAGCGTCAGTATCAGTTGCTGGAATGCTATTAACCTGTGATGTGTGGCGCACTAAGCCATAATTACCTAAAGATGCGGTTTCTATGTAATCACGCTCCATTTCGCCTGTAGGTCGGTTGAAACTTATAGTTCTAGCCGCACAATCTACCAGTAATGTTTCCGATTTCAGTTTCCTGTAATTAGTTATGTCTTCTACGTTACTATCGCTTTCTAAGGCTAGTTTTTGCGCTTCAGATAACCTACAAATTAAAAGTTTTGGGCGGTGTTGTTGAGGCACGGTGATTTCGCCTACTTGCGATACGTAATCTGCCTTGTCAACGCCTGCTTTTAATACAACTAAATATTCTTTGTTCATTATAAAGTACCTAATTTTATGTTTATCTGCCCAACCGTGTAATCCATGTTTTGCGTACTTAAAGTCTGATTGTTTGCGTCATATAAGCAACGCCCATCGGAATCAACTAATCTTCTATACGCCAAAAGGTTTACTGGTGCAGCATTTTCACTTGCTACCACAACAAGCAATACCTCTTGTTGTGCTGAATTGCCTCCACCATCAGTTGCAACTACAGTAAAAGCGTATTGATTCTTTGTTGCATACACTGGATTATCTGATAGCGTCACTACGCCTGAAGCTGAATTAATGCTTAAAGCTGGGTCGCTGCCAGCACCCAAACTAAAGGTTATAGGGGTAGCCATTATATCATCAGCACTGTCTACCGCTGTCACAGCGTATACAATCTGTCCTGCGCCCGTGTTTTCAGTGATAGTAGCACTGGCACCTGAAGTGATCGTTGGCGCAAGCTCATCTACATTATTTACCTCCAAAGCATTTATTCGTTTGGTGCCCTGATTTCCCGCAGCATCTATCGCATAGGCATAAAAATAATATGCGGATCGTGTTTCAAAGTCAGGGTTTTCTAGAAGTGTCAGCTCGCCAGTAGAGGAGTTAAGAGAGAAAGAATCCGATTGTAACTGGTCATTTAAATAAAAAGTAATACCCTCTGTGATACCGTCTGCATCACTTGCGGTTAAAGTTGCTACAACTTGGTTCGCCCCAACGTTTTCATCTACATAGAAATATACGGGGTTATTTATTGCAGGGGCAAATTCATCAAGGTCGTTAATATGCAGAGTACAGCCTTGCGTAGTGCTACCATGAGAGTTTGAAGCTATTAGCTGAAACCCATAGCTAGGTACGCTTTCAAAATCAGGGTCTACTGTCAGGGTAATTTCGCCTGAAGCAGAGTTAATTGTCAGCTCGCTTGAGCTACTAGCGCCTAAAGAAAAAACTGCGCCACCACCTTGTGTTGTTGCTTGATATACAACCTGTGGAGCGCCACTGTTTTCATCTACATATACAACCGCTGGAGAGGTAATAATTGGCGCACTATCAACAACTGCTTGTATGTTTAAAACAACCGCATGTGGCGCGCTCGCATTGCCTGCTGCATCAGTAGCAATAACGCTAAAATTATATTGGCTTTTAGCAGCATAATTAGGGTTTTCATTAAGAGTTACAACGCCTGTAGAGCTGTTTATAGATAAAGCATCATCACTGTCATTAGACAAGCTAAACGTCATGCTGCCAGAAACTGTATCTGAATCAGCAGCTGTAGCTGTATATACTGCTTGATTATCACCAGAATTTTCAAAAATAGTTGCTGCTGTATCGCCCGAAGTAATTGTAGGTGCAACCTCATCTACATTATCAATAAGTAAAAGCAGGCTTAATGGGTCGCTTGCGCTTCCATCTGCATCTGTTGCAATGACCGCAAAATTATATTGACTTTGTGTTTCATGGTCAGGGTTGGTCGTCAGGATTACATCACCTGTAGCAGCGTCTATTGTCAAAGCATCATCACTACTTGCGGATAAGCTAAACACCGCTGATCTATTAGCAGTAACTGTATATATAACCTGTCCTGCACCTGAATTTTCAAAAATAGAAGCAACAGAGGTGCCAGAGGTTATACTTAGTGAGCTTTCGTTTACATCAATGATATTTAAGGTTACTGTCTTTGTGGCGCTAGCTGCGCCATATATGTCAGTCGCTATGACATAGAACGTATACTGAGCTTGCGTCTCGTAATCTGGGTTTGTTGCTAGCGTTACATCACCTGTATTAGCGTTTATGCTTACAGCCGCATCGCTACCTGCTCCCAATGAGAATGTAAACGGATTTGGCGCAGTCGCTACAGCTGTATAAATAACACGGTTAGCACCGCTGTTTTCAGCAATAGATGCCGTATCATCAGATAGTATAACTGGCGCTGCATCACTACCAACAGAGCTTACAGATGTGAGCCTATTTAATTGTGATACTGCTGAAATACCTATTCGTAACATAATTACACCACTAGTGCGTGAATACCTGTTGCAGTCGTACCTGTGTTTAAAACTCTTTTGACCGAGCAAACTAAATTATAGTTAGCAGGCACTGTCACGGTGCGAGTGTTGCCGTCTTTGTTTTGAAAAGACACATTGCCAGCAGCTGTAATGTACAAGCCAATTGCAATATTACCCTCGCCAACATTATCAGTGCTATCGCTTGGACTTACTGGCACCATGTCATACACTAAGCCGTGTAGCTGAGGTGGTGCGCCTTTAAATGGATTTGACATTAAATTTTCCTTTTAGTTAATTACGAATTTCTTTTCCACATATAAACACCGTATGAAGCCTGCTGAACATCAAAGGCAGTGCCGCCACCTGTATTTTGAGTAGTTGCGCTTCGTGGTCTAGCAGGATAGTTGTCATTGTCTGACTCTGCTGAACCCTTACCTATACCCATCCCTGCATTTGGATCACCACCTTGCGCGATGGATTCTTGGAAAGTGTAGTCGGTAAAGTCGTGGTTATGTGATGGCAAATTACCTACAGTAATATTGCGACTATTTCCGCTGTAATTTTGACCTGCGGCAGGAGAGCTACCATTAACTGTTTGTAATACACGCCCACCACCAATAGCTGTCCAATTACCGCCAAATAATGTTGCTGGGCTTGTATTGACAGTTGAGATGTATACAGCCCCTACTGGATATATCTTTAGAAACAGCTGGTCAGTTATTGCTACCTCTAAATCGACAGCAGCTGAGCCATCAAAGTCTACACCAGATGACGTTTCTAAATCGCCAGACACGCTAAATGCTCTTGGCGTTGCCATTGTGGTAGCAGTAGCAGAATTACCGGCAAATGTAGCATCTGTACCATCAGTGCCATTGTTCAACACTACTGAGCCATCTGTGGCTGCAATATCGCCTATAATATTGCCTGAAGCAGATATGGTAGTAAACGAACCTGCCGCTGCAACACCATTACCAATAACAACATTATCAATCGTGCCACCATTAATATCGATGCCTGCTACAGGTGTAGTGCCTGAAAAAAGAGCATCAGTCGCTGTCCAGTTGTCGTTTAGCTTCTGCCCCCAATTGTCATTATCTGACCCAATGGTAGGCAGCTCAAAATTGTAGTTAGTTGTTTGTGCCATCTTTAGCCTCTAAATTGATAATTTTTAGCAGAATATGCGCCAGTGTTCATGCCTTTGTTTCGCATAGTTAACGTAGAGGCAGATACTTTAGATTTTTCTGACTCTTGATTAACGCGCTGTACAGCAGCTCCGTAAAGTTGCGCCCAAACTGCCAATCTCTGATCATCTACAAGATAGGGTGCTGAATGCAATAAAGACCCATACAAATAAACATCTGGGTGATCCTCAATTATGAAGTTAGCATTCAGGCTATCCAACGCTATAACCTTTGCCATGTAGCGTAGCTCAACCTTTGGAGTGCCGCTGCGTGGGAATATCTCTATATTACTTGCTGCGTGCCTAAATCCAACAGGGTCGCCAGCGGCTTCATTAGAATTATATCTACGATCACTAAACTCACCATCGCTAAACAGCTCTAAATGGCGCTTAAAAGCGTTAGTGGTGCTATCAATGTGATCTACCTCAATAGTGCCAACCCAATCGCTAGGCAGCGCTACAAGCCCGTCTGTAGCAGTTAATGTGACGCGCTTTTCCATCTTCCAGTGGCGTATATCTCTGTTGATCTGAGCCGATGCTAAATCAATAAATGTTGGAATAACACTTGTTAGGTCATCACGATTCAAGAAATCCGCAATTCCAGACTTCAGAGTGTCATATGTAGATATTGCCATTATTGCGCTCCAGTTATCATGCGATTATAACAAATTTAGACCTGTCACTCTTGTTTAGTTTAACAAGCCTTGTGGCATCATGTTTTGTTGAGCTGCTTGCGCTGCTTTACGCCTTAAACCTAGCACATCGTACATACCTAATACGCCTAGTGCGCTTAGACCTGCTGCTGGCAAAGCGTTGTCCTTTAGGTAGCCTTCTGGCAGTGACTGGTAGCCTTGCTGTGTGGCTTGCACCATGTCTTGTATAGATGGCGCGCCTAATAGCCCCTCATGCGTGTATGCATCTCTTAGATACGGTGCAGCTGCCTGTACTGCACTGGTTACGTTTTCCCCTATCTGCCCCTTTATCAGCTCTTCTTTTCTGGTGTCACCTTTACCAAAGTTCATTAAGCCCATTGGTGATAGTGACATACCTAGCTCTGCAAGCTGCTTCATTTTGTCGCCATATCTTTGCCCCATGCCTGCATCTGCTTCAGTAGGCGTAGCTTTTTCATATGCGCTCACAAACAAAGATGGAATTGTTGCAGCATCGCTTACTAAGCCAGTAACTGCGTCACCAGCAAGGCTCAATGCCGTTCTAGGCGCATCTAGCAAACCAGTTAACGTATCACCTAGCTCCTCTCTTCTGCGCGTCTTAGCGTCTCTGGCTAGCATATCTTCAATGGCAGCTCTGCTCTCTTCATTCTGCGTATCTGTGTCATCATAGACTACACGCATTCTTTCATCTTCTGCGTTTACATTAGACCTCATAGCGTCTATTGCGACTGGCGTTAAGCCAATTGTAGAAAACATTTTTAAGCCATTCTTTTTCACATCAGCTTTCATTTCGTCAGTAAAAGGCAGATAAAAGTGGTCATCAGCACCCATCTGCTGTTTAGACAGGTATTGCTTCGCCTCATCAATGTCATCAAACTCTGCAATTGTATCTCCATCACGCAATACAGCATAAAAGCCGTCTTCATCTAAATCATCTATGCGATACTCGTCAGTATTAGCGCGCCTCTCTACTTTAACCCCATACTGCTTGCCTATCTGCTCTAAGTGCTTGCGTAGGGTCTTGTTGTAGTATGGTCTTAGCTTCTTGCCTTCTACCTGTGTATTGAAGTTTGACATCACGCCACTGTCATCGCCTCTTGCCACGGCTGCTTTAACATCACTAATTATCTGGTCAGCAGCGCCTTTAGGCATCATAGTTCTGAACGCCTCAAGGTCTTTTTCAATGTCCATGCTTAGCTGTTGATGCACTGTACCAACATCGCCCTGACGATTCGTAATACCACTGAAGTCGAATAAAATTTCAGCCGCATCACCATCTGATTTAACAGTCTTCCAGCTGACATCATTAATAAACTGAAATTGATCTTTTGCTGCAAGCTGAGTATCGCCTGTGACAATACCTACACCATCCATGTTGTCGTCAACAGCATCAATGATTGTCTGGTTAACTAGCGGTATGTGAGGTTTAGCTACTGGCGGCTGAGGCACTAATGCAAGCCCCTCGTCACTTCTGTTCATGCTATCTAAGCGCCTACTAATATCTGCTTGCTCAGCTAAATATTCATTAAATATGCCTTCTTTTTCATCAGGTGACGCATTTGCCATAGCCTTGTACTGGTTAACCTTGCTTTCATACATAGCGTCATACAGGTTGTCCATAGCTTCAATGTCTTTAACGCCATAGTCAGGGTTTTCAGCACGCTGCACCCAATCTGACTGCACCTCTTCCATTAACCTGTACTTTGTCTTCTTGCCGGTACGTGGATCAAACGTATTAACACGGTCAGTGGTTCTAACGTGTCCGATAGCATTAGGCTCTGTAAAGTGTGACGACTCTACAAATAACCTGTTTTCAGATTGGCTGCGCAGCTTCTCTAGGCGAGCTTTATCTGTCTGTAATTTTGTGCGTCTGGCTATCATTTCTTCCATTGGTAGCTCAACTAATTTGCCGTCAACATTATCTAATATAGGCATACCTATATCTATAAAATAATCTAGCTCGTGTAGCTGCCCATTGATAAGGCGAGTGCTTTGCGCATTCATCCCTATGTATTTATCAATCTGCTCGCCACTTGGGTCTGTTAATACTTGGTTTCTGTAGTTAGTAATATCACCAGATGATCTGTCGGTACGGAAGAGTGGTCGCTTCTCGTCTAGCAGCCCGCCAATCTCTTCATTAACGTCTGCTTTTGTTGCGCCATATTTTTCAACCTTCTCATCAAAATAATCTTTGTGCTGCTCGCGCATTACATCTACATCTAACTGGTTAGGCTGCTCAGTGTGAAGTGACCTGCCAAACTTATATTCATTGTCTAACAGGTATTGTGACACCTCTTCCTTTTCTAATGGTCGCTTACTATCAATCTGGTCTAGATTGTACTTCTCAATCTCATTAGGTTTAGCGCCATTGTTCTTAAGGTAGTTTGCCCAGCCTTGCGGAGTGTTCTTTTTAGGCGCATTAGGATCATCTAACATCTTTCTGGCAATAGATGGCACTGCCGCAACTAACCCTGACGCTTCTGCCTCTTCCTGACCGCCTAGTAACCCTGTAGCAGCAACTGCTGTGGGCAATGCAACACCACGTAGTTTCTTAACTGATATAGCTGAGCCGTTAGGTATGTCTTTAGATGGTATCTTGGTTACTTCAAAGTTATCGCCCAGTATGCCTTGCACTTCATTTTGCAGCTCA